ACTCTGGTATGCGCCGATCTTGCCAGCATTACTTCAAGATATTGACCTAACCACAATCGGCTACTCGGGATGGTTACGTTACGCGATTGTTCGCGCTGCTAAATATGCACTCGATAAAGAAGAAGGTTCAGACACTTCTAAGTTGGATCAAGAATTGTTGTTCCTTAAAGCACGTATTGAAGAAAGCGCTGCAAACCGGGATCAAGGTCAGAGTGATACTATTTCTAATACTCGCCGTGATCCTGTGTTAGGCGGCGGCATGAGTAACGACGGAGGCGCGAACGGCGGCTGGTGATGGCACTACCTAGAAACCTCACTTGGGATATGGCCAACACCAAATGGGCGGCACAGCTCGACCCGGTGCTGGCTAATCCTTTAAACGGCGTAATCATTTTAAAGAACGTGTCACTGATCAACGGCACCACGACGATCAATCATTTGTTAGGCGCTAAGCTTCAAGGTTGGTTTTTAACTCGCGTGCGTGGCGCTGCGACCATTTACGATCAACAAGATACTAACCCTAATCCACAACTGACTTTAATTTTAGTTTCAAATGCGGCTGTAACCGTCGATATAGGAGTATTTTAATGAGCACTTTATCTCCAAACATGGGTTTAGTCATTCCAGCAGTCGGCCAGGACTACGGGCCAGCTTGGGCAAACTATATTAATGCATCGCTGAGCACGCTAGACGGTCACTCACATGTGTCTGGTTCAGGTGTGCCTATCACGCCAAGCGCGATTAGCATGACTTCTGACTTATCGTTTAACTCGCAAAACGCAACGGTATTGCGCAGTACTCGATATGTGTCTCAAGGTTCAGCTTTGGCAACATCCAGCGATGTGGGTTGTCTTTACGTCGTAAACGGCAATCTTTATTTCAATTATAATTCAAGCACGCCAGTACAGATCACCACAGGCGCTTCAGTTAACGGCTCAGCTGGCACCATCACAGGCTTGCCAAGCGGTACGGCTGGCGCATCTTTTACGGCTATTTCTGGTACTTTTGTGTTCACACAATCCACAGGTTCAGGCGCCAATATGGATTCAGGCACCTTAATTGTGCGTAACCCTGGCAGCTATCCCGTGCCATCGGGTAACTATGTTGCCATTCAAGCGCCTGCGTCATTTACAAGCGCAGGTTATTCGATCACGTTACCTTCAGGCGTCCCTTCAGTCAGTGCGTCACCATTGCTTATGGACACTGCTGGCAATGTTTCTGCTGGCACACCTGGTAGTTATTTTAACCCTGCTGGGATTATTAGCGCATTTGGCGGCACTTCTGCACCCACAGGCTGGCTTATTTGCGATGGATCAGCGATATCTCGAACGGGTTATGCAGCACTATTTGCAGCGATTGGCACTGCATATGGTTACGGCGATAACTCAACCACGTTTAATATTCCTGATTTGCGCGGTCAATTTCTGCGCGGAGTAACTGGCGCATCATCTAATGACCCAGATGCGTCTACTCGTACGGCTATGAATACGGGCGGTAATACCGGAAATGCGGTTGGTTCCGTGCAAGCTTCTCAATTCACAAGCCACAATCACTCAGGCGCTACAGGTGGACCATCCAGTATTGCGCATTATCACACGTATCCCACCGATGGAGACAATGGATCTCAAAACAATAATCGCGCTGCGAATGGTAACGGGACAGGCGGGACACATACTAACACAGTGTCAGCAGCAGTGGATCAAGGGTTGGGTTCACATACTCACACCATTTCATCACAAGGCGGCAATCAGACTAATCCAATTAATGCATACGTAAACTTCATCATTAAGACATAAACTTATGATCCAAAAACAAGCCTTTCATTTAAATTTCGCTCAAGGGTTAGACACCAAAACCGATCCTAATCAAGTCGCGTTCGGTAAATTCTTATCTTTGGAAAACTCGATTTTTCAAAAGGGAGGTTTGTTACAGAAGCGTAACGGCTATGGTCAATTGCCCAGTTTACTCAGCGATGCGCCACAGTACGTTACTACGTTTAATAGTGATCTAACGGCTATTGGCACAAGTCTACAGGCCTATAGTCCGGGCTTAAGTACTTGGATCAATCGGGGTTTCATTCAGCCTATATTTTTAACCACGCAAACAGCGATCAGAAATAACCTTAATCAGACTCAATGCGATTACACGATTAGCTCAAGTAACGTGGGTTGTATTGTATACACAGAAGTGAACAATGGCGTAAACTCGTTTAAATTTGCGCTTAATGATGCGATCACGGGCCAAAACTATTTAGCACCCACGGCCATTAGTGACGCTGATGCGACCTATGGCACACCACGAGTGTTTTATCTGGCCCCGTATTTTATCATCGTCTACTCGCACACATCGGGTCAGCTCAATTATATCGCAATCAATACCAATTCATTTATAGTAAACGCACCTGCTACGATCTCGAATAACTATGCAGCGGCTGCTACTGTGGCTTTTGACGGCACTGTTTTAAACGGTTATCTTTATTTAGTTTGGAATGGTTCAGGATCTAACGGAATTAAAGGCGCTTATGTTGACTCTAATTTAACTTTTAATTCCTTAAAAACAATTGATGCATCCCATCAAGCAACACGCATCAGTGTATGCGCCGATGCATCTAATAGCCTAATTTGGGCTCATTATTATAGCGCCAGTACTACCAATGGCTATACGGTTAAATGTGACCTTAACTTAAACGTCTATTCCAGTTTTCCAGTGCAATCGATTGCATCCACCAGTGTGGCGACCATCACGGCTACCGCCTCAAGTGGTTTAAGCACTCTTTTTTATGAAGTAAACAATAACTATTCTTTTGCTTCCATTCCGAGCCATTATGTCAATCAGCGAGTGATTAATTCATCAGCGAGCGTCACTTCACCCGTTGTCGTAGCTCGTGGAATTGGGATTTTTGGCCAGGCATTTACCTATAACAACGCAGCTTATTTTTTAGCTGTTTACCAGACTAGCGCGACGAGTAGTTATCAAAACACGTACTTTTTGATGAATGTCAGCGGTCAAGTGATTGGCAAATTGGCTTATCAGAATGCACCGGGTTATGTCAGCACTGGTTTATCTGGTGCAACGTTGATTGGATCAAAAGTTACCTATGCCTATTTGTATGCCGACCTCATTGCGCCTGTAAACAAAGGCACCAACGTTGATGCAACCACAATCCCGACGACAGCAGTTTATTCTCAATACGGGATTAATACGGTTACATTTAACTTTAACACCAATTTCCAGAGTGTAGAAATTGGCTCTAATCTAAACATCCCCGGTGGCATCACTTGGGCTTATGATGGTTATCAAGCCGTCGAGCAAAACTTTTTCTTATATCCTGATGTCATCACAAACACTGCTACTAGCTCTAGCGGTGGAAACATGTTCCACCAGTTGTATTATTATATCGTTACCTATGAATGGACTGATAATCAGGGTAACTCATTCAAGTCTGCTCCCAGCATTCCGTTAAAAGTGGATTTAAGTGGCGGCGGCTCAAGTAATTACCAAGCGACGATTGCCGGTCCAATGCTGAGGTTAACTTATAAAACGGCTAACCCGGTTCAAATTGTGATTTATCGCTGGTCGATTGCTCAACCCGTTTACTACCGCATCACATCCATCACAGCGCCTTTATTAAATGATCCAACCACGGACTCCTGGAGTTATGTAGATAAAGCAGCAGACTCAAGCATCATAGGAAATGCCATCCTCTACACCACGGGCGGAGTGATTGAAGATATTGGCCCGCCTAGTTTCTCAAGTGTGTTTCTATTTGACGATCGACTCTGGGGCATCTCATCCGAAGACCCCAATTTACTCTGGTTTTCAAAACAAGTGATTGAAGCCACGCCGGTTGAAATGAGTGATTTACTCACCATGTACATCCCTCCTTCTTTAGGAGCCCAAGGCCCATCAGGTGCGCTCAAGTGCGGATTTCCAATGGATGATAAAGCTGTGCTTTTTAAGCAGGCCTCAATCTCCTATTTCAACGGCACTGGTCCTGATAATACGGGTGCTAACTCGCAATATAGCCCCCCCGTTTTGATTACCAGCACCTTGGGATGCACCAATCAGAATTCAATCGTGTTCATGCCTAACGGCCTCATGTTTGAGTTTCAGTCTGAAGCTGGCAATCAAATTTGGTTACTGGGTCGGGATTTATCCACCAGTTACATCGGTGCTCCGGTGGAAGGTTTAACGTTAAATGCAACCGTGCAAAGTGCGGTCAATATCCCTGGCACCAATCAAGTCAGGTTCACAATGAGTAGCGGCGTTACCTTGATGTATGATTTTTTCTATCAGCAATGGGGTTCATTTGTGAACGTGCCAGCCATCAGTGCAACGCTTTATCAAGGTTTGCACACGTATATTAACAGCACGAAACAGGTATTTCAGGAAACACCGGGTAAATACTTAGACGGCTCTAATCCAGTGACCATGAGTTTCACAACGAGCTGGCTGAACCTGACCGGGATTCAAGGCTATCAACGGGCGTACTTCTTTTATCTATTGGCTCAGTACTTAAGCCCTCACAAGATCTTGTGTCAAATTGCATACGACTACAATCCAAGCATTGCACAAGCAACTTTGATTACGCCTGATAATTTTACTCCGACTTATGGAGGCACAGAATCGAATGGGCAAGTTTCAACGTACGGTCAAGATAGTCCCTATGGAGGATCAGGCAGTGTCGAGAATTGGCGTATTTTTCTGGCTAAACAGCGCTGCACTTCATTTCAAATCACTTTATCTGAAGTGTACGATCCATCCTTGGGCGTTCCTGCTGGTGCAGGTTTTAATTTAACCGGGCTTAATATTGTAATCGGACACAAGAAGGATTTCAGACCGATTGCAGCAGCCAACAGTGCAGGGTGATATGAGTCTTTATGCTGATTATGTGCGAGAATTGAGCATGGGCGATGTGTTTGAAACTGACGAAGGTTTCGCCATGTACATCATTACCGATCAGTTATGTTACATTAAAGAAATCTATATCAAGCCTGAGTTTCGCACACAAAAAAAAGCAAGCGACATTGCAAACAGCATTGAAGCGATTGCCCGTGAAAAGGGCTGTCTAAAATTGTTAGGGACAGTGGTACCATCGGCCAAAACTTCCACGGCGAGTCTTAAGGTTCTTTTGGCTTATGGATTTAGACTTCAATCGTCTCAAAATGATTTGATTTGGTTTGAAAAGGATATTTGATATGGGTGCAATTGCATGGATGTTAGGTCTAGCA